CCACTGCTCGCCGCCACCGCGCGCCCACGGTGGCAGGTGGCGCAGCAGGACAGCGACCCGCCGTGGCGTGACGGCCGGGTCGGTGCTGTCGATGCCGTAGGCGGCCATCAGCGTGGCCTCTACGGCTGGCTCGAACTTGGCGGCGCAGGCGACGGCGAATTTGGGAGGCTCGGGAACCCGGCGTCCTGGCCCAGCTTGGCGAACAGCACGTTCAGCTCGCCTACGGTGAGCCCGGCCGCGGCCAGCTTGGCGAAGGTGTCGGCGCCGAGCAGCGTGCCCAGCGCGGCCTCCAGGTCCCCGGCCGACAGTGCGCTGAGCGCGGACACCGGCCACTTGCGGCCGGGCGGGACCTCGTAGTGCTCGCCGTGGTAGGTGAACGCGAACGGCTGCCCTTCGGCCTCGGTGGCCGCAGCCTTGGCCGCGTCCTCCAGGTCGAAGACGTTGGCTGCCGTGGTGCCGTTCGCGCTGGCGGTGGTCACGCTGCCTTCGCGCCGCCGCGGCGGGCGGGGTCGATTTCCTCGTCCTCGCCCGTGCCGAGCTGCACCCGGCCGAGCCTGCCGCCGTCGTCCAGCGCGGCCAGCGTGCAGTCCAGCGGCACCGGGGCGCCGCGGGTGATCTGCATATCCCCGGCCGCGTTCAGGCTGGCGCGGCCGAAGCTGATGCGGAACAACCGCTCAGCGTCGGCCGAGTCGATGGCGATGGCGTAAAGGTGCTGCGGCGCGTCGGTGCGCAGCTCCATGTCGATGGCGCCGCCCGCGCTCACGGTGGGCTCGTCGGCGTCGAAGTACAGCGCCAGCGTCAGCTCGTTGAGCTGCCAGAGGATGAACTGCAAAGTGATCTGGCGGCCGGTGATCACCGACCGGATGGGCACCACCGACTGCCACGGCGTGATGTCCTCGCTGTCGGTGGACTGGCCGACCGTGGGGCCGTCGTCGGACAGGTAGCCGAGCACCCGCCACGGCAGGGCGAAGTCGGTGCCGAGCGCGGGCGCCGGGGTACCCGCGGGGGCCAGCCAGATACCTGGACCGGCCGCGGTGCCGACTTGGACTTCGCTCGGGTCCAGCGTTTGGGTGGGCGGTGCTGGAGGCATCAGAAGGGGTCCTTCCTACGGGGCCGCGGGAACGCCGCGGCGGGGATGAACTCTGATTTCGTACCGCGCCACGTAGCGCGGTGCGCCGTCGTCGTCGGGGAGCCAGAACGGCCCCTCGATCGGCTGGCAGTAACAGACGGTGCCCTCGGGCCACGGCACGGCGGGCAGCGCGGCGAGCAGCTGGCGCACCTGCTCGGCCACGTCGCGCGCCGCGGCCTTGCCCTTGGCTCGGGCGTCCACCTGGACGAAGTGCGCCATGATCCACCCGGCCGGGTCCTGCTGGACCGCGGCGTAGGCGAACGAGGACAGGCCGGGCAGGTGCTTGATGTTGGCCCAGACCCACGCCTCGGCGTCGGGCTGCACCACCACGGGCGCGCTCACCTGCGGCCTGCCGCAGCTGCGCGGCCGAGCGGCGCCCTGGCCGGCATGTGGCGGGTGCCGTACTCGACATAGCGGGCGTAAGGCACCGTGTTGACCACCAGCGTGGTGCCGGGGTCCTGGCCGGGCACGGTGTGCCACCCGCGGGACATCGCGCCGGTTCGGGTCGGCGTGTTCGCGCTGGCCTCGCTGGCCACCCGCCCGGCTACCTCCGCGATGTCCTGCTGGATCACGAAACGGCGGTTCCGCGGGTGCTCGACGGTGAAGACGGCGTTAGCCATCGCGGCGCCTCCCGGTGGCGGTGGCGGCCACGCAATCCAGGCCGCTGCCGGTCGGGTCGGACACGGCGCGGACCTGTGACAGCGCCCACCACTGGCCGCGGACCAGCGCGGTGGAGCCTTCCCACACGCCCGTGTCGGGCGGCAGGTACAGCGTGCCGCCTTGCGCCGCGGCCGGGTCCTGCGGGCCGTGCCCGCCGCCACCGGCCGCGGCCGGGTCCGAGGCGCCCGCGGCGAGCTGGAGGTTACCGGCGCCGGTCCAGTAGGGCCGTGGCCCGCCAGGCTCCACCCACCCGTGCGGGTCGGCCTTGCCTGGCGGGTAGAGCGCCACCTGGTCGGTGGCCAGCAGCAGGCTCACAGGTTGCCGACCTCCCACCAGCTGGGCGGCCGCCCTGCGTCGGGCCGCCGCGGGCTGGTCAGCTCCACCGGCACCGACTGGCTGCCGCGCTGGCTGTAGTGCCAGTTCGCGCGGGCCACCGCGCGGCCGAACTCGCCGCCGCCCGCCGCGCCGCTGTAGACGACCGACTGGACGCCGGTTGTCACCGAGGCCACGGCGGGCTCGGGGTCGAGCCTGGCCGCGTAGTGCTCCCACTGGAGCGCTGCGCACAGGTGCGGGTCGTCGGCCCAGCAGGCCGCGGCGATCTGCGCGGCCTCCTCGTAGGGCAGCCCTCCAGCCGTGGGCGGGTCCAGCTTCGGCGCCCACGCCAGCCACGGAGGGTCCGGGTGGCTCACTTCTTGGCCGTGCTCCTGGCCTCGCTGTCGCCAGCGGGCGGCGGCGCGATGGTGGCCAGCCTGGCGCGGCTGAACGGCTTGCCGCCAGTCGGGGTCTTGACCGTGACGGGGTTGATGATCACGGCGCCGACCCGCGCCCACACCTTGAGGGGCGTGGTGTTCGACTCGAAGCCTGACAGGATCACGCCGCCCGTGCTGTTCGTCACGACGCCGCTCGGGTCCAGGTTGTACCTGATGTCGGAGCGCACGCCGACCACGAGGTTCTGCCAGCCGCCCGTGATGAAGTCCCACACGGCGCTGCTCCACGGCTCGTAGGCGATGGGCACGCCGTACAGCGTGGGCACCTGCCTGCCGCCCACCTGGTCCTGGCCGAGCAGCAGCGCGCCGTTCTGGTCGCGCACGCCGCGCAGCGTGGACTTGGTGATCAGGTCGGCCGCGTGGCCGGTGACCGCGATGCCCTGCGCTTCGACTAGCGCCATCGCCTGGTTCACGCCGTCCACCGCGTCGAGGCCGATAGCGGGCACGGGGTTGCTATAGAGGTTGTTGATGACGCCGCCCACGGGGAACGTGGCGGGTGCGCCGATGCCGAACAGCACGGCGTCGTCAATGGCCACCGCGATGGCCTCAGCCAGCCTCGGGCGTACCCAGCCCCACAGGTTGACCGCGCTGTCTTCGAGGTAGGCGTCGGGGATGCCAGTGATGGCCGCGACTTCCTCGGCGTGCAGCGTCTTGGGCTGGAGCATGATGTCGGTCCACGGCTTCTTGGAGCCGGGTGCGCCTGTGAACGACGCCTTGGGCAAGGTCTGCGGAACCGGCAGGTCGGTGATCGCGGTACCCATCGGGAGCCGGTTGCCCAGCTGGAGCACGATGGATTGCTGGATCGCCTCCTCCATGATCTGGGCGCTGAACTCGGCGGGGATGATCCCCGAGAAATTGAGTGGGTGCGGCATAGCGGCGCGCGCTCCTTTCAGGCACGGCAAATTGGGAGCGCCGCTTTACGCCACCAGGCCAGCGGTGGAACGCCACCAGGCTGGCCGGGCCTCGGGAACGCCCTCGTTAGGCGTCCGGGTTCGGCTACCGGCTGCCGCTGGCACGACCAGACGGCATCGGGGTCAGAATAGGCTCACCCGCCACCGCGGGGCAACCACGGACAGTGTGCGCCGCGCCGTGACGGGCGGCCGGGCACCCGCGGGCGGCCACCGTGAGACCGTGTGCGAATCCGCGCGACTACCAAGGCGAACCCCTATCGCTCACGCTCTCATGTGACTACAGCTGACCGGGGGTTGAGCCCGGCAGCGGCCGACTCAGCCCCGTCTCGGCGGATACCCGGATTCGCGGGCTCGGCGGGCCGCGAGGTTACCGTCCGTTAAGAACAGGCGCAGGCGACGGCCGAAGTCCATCAGGCGGCACAGCCGCGAGCACCACAGCGACCCCGGCCGCGACGGGCGGCACAGGCAAGTCAGGCACAGGGCTGGCTCGTCGTCGGTGCCCTGGTCGTCCGGTTCGGTCACCTGCTGCGCTGAATGTCCCGCAGCCAATCGTGGTTCGTATCACCGGAGCCGGGCATCGGGCCGGGCGGCACGCGGCCGGGTGGCGCTGGCACCACGGCCAGCTGCTCCACCAGCTTGCCGATGCCCTTGGAGTCCGGGGCGCCGTCCTTCACCAGCGCGTCCAGGTTGAGCGCGGCCAGCGCGGCCTCGGGGTTGGCGAGCTTGCCCGCGGCCTGCGCGCGGAACTCCGCGGCGGCCAGCTGCCGCGCGTGCTCGGCCGCGGCCTCGGCCTTGCCCTCCTCGCGGGCCTTGGCTATGGCCTTGTCGGCGTCGGACATGCCCTGCTGGCGCAGCCGGTCCAGCTCAGTGGTGCGCTCCGCGGCTTCGCGGCGCAGCTGCGCCACGGTGGACTCCAGCCGCGCCACGGCGTCGGCGGCCGGGTCGGCCGGTGGTGCTGGCGGCGCCGGGGGCGGTGCTGGTGCCGGTGGCGTAGGCGCCGGGGGCGTGGGCGGTGCGGGTGCTGGCGGCGCCGGGGGCGCTGGCGGTGTGGTCATGCTGGCTGTCCTCCTTCACGCACCGTACCGGCCCGCTGCTCCTGCATCGCGGCCAGCGCGGCCATCCGTTGTTCGAGTTCGCTGGCGGCCAGGCCGCGCCATCTCTCGATTTCGGCTTGCGTGGCGCCGTAGCGCTCCCACAGCGCTTCCACCGGCACGCCCAGCGTCCGCATCTTGACCAGGCTGTCCACCAGCTGGCCAAGGCTGCGGGTCTCGAAGTCGGCCCACTGGGTCTCGGCGGATACGTCGGTGGCGCCGGGGCGGCCGGTGAGCAGGAACGCGGTGCGGATCGTTTCCTCCCACGCTTCCCCGATGTGCAGGCTGCGGCGCCGCACCTTGGCCACCAGGCCGGCCTCGGCCGCGCGGATCGCGTCGGCGGACAGGTTGACCAGCTGGC